CTTGCAACAATATTTTTCTTCAGATAATGAAAAAAATACAAAACTCGCTAAATGGATTGTAAATGATTGGGGTAAAATATCTTCTGCAAAAAACTTTGCCTCAATTATCAACGATATTAAACTCTTCTTCAGTGATAAGGATCGACTTAAAAATATAAAACTTTCGGATGCGATTTCTTCCCGTTCTAAAGTTCTTTCTTTTTTAAGTCCGCAAGAATATGTTATTTGTGATTCTCGGAATATATTTGCACTTAACTGGTTATTTTATTTTGCACAATACGATAAAGATAAAATACATCTTTTTAAACCATTGCCTGCCAGAAATACGACAATTCCTAAATTATTAAAGCCATCAAATAGAATGCCTAATGCCGGAGAATAGACGGGATTTAGCGGGAAAAGGCGGGATTTAATGGGAAAAATATGAAAGAAGGATTTCATAGTGTGTAATTAAATAACCGGTATTTTCTTGAGTATATTCCGGTAAAAAGGTTACTTTTTTAATAATCGTTATCTGATATTCAATCTAAAAAAATACTAGGCTCTTACATGACTGACAAGATAAGGAGCCTTACTATGCTGCATCTTCACATAATCCGGTATGTAGAATCCTATGATTTCAAAGCCGAACCGGATAAACCTGATAGCTTTTCAAATAACTGGAAAAATAATAGCCTCGACGATTTCATTTTGCTGAATGATGATACAGAGCTTTTCAAATGCAAATGTCAGAGCGTTGCAAATTATTGCTTCGGTGATATGTTGCCCGGAGATACCGTTTCCTACGGCGACAGCATTGCTGCCGGAGATTTTACCGTGCGGTGCTTCGTGCCTCCGCGGAAATTCCACGGACAAATCCACGCTATTACGCAGACGGTCGATATTGACGGACAAAAAATTGACCGTAACGCGATGCAGACTACGAAAGGCGGCTATCAGACCGGCCGCTGGCTGATACATGATCGGTTCTCGTTTTCAAAAGGAACAGACACGACCTACGCATGGAGTGCGGGCTGCTTTATTCTCTCATCCAAAGACTTGGAACTTTTCAATCAAACACTAAAAGCACACGGCGTACAAGCCGGAGACGAAATAGCAGGTATCTTATCCGTACAAGGAAGGGTACTCTAACACTGCTGACAAATCGTCTCAAGGGCTTTTAAGTATATCGCTTACTTTTAAAGACCTTATGAAGCGGCTGGAGGTATCACAGCTTCTCAAAATAAAAACCCATAACGGAGGTAGCATTGTGGAACAACAAGCAGAAGCAAAAAAGGAAATCAGCATGAAAACCGTATCCAACATTATGGCGGGAGTCGGTATTTTACTGGTTATTGTATCATTTATCTTGAATGCGTGCGGCATTACGCATATTGCAATGAGTGATGCACTGCTCGCCGGAGGCTTTTGCAAGGGGGTGTTTTTGCCGGTTGACGCGTCGATCTGGATAAACAATATCTTCAAAGGAAAAACCGACGATGTTCGCTAAGATTAAACAGACAGGCATTATTCTTTGGGCAGCCATCGCTTCGGCGGCTGCCGTTATCGGGTTTATCCTGTTGAACCGCCGTAGTAAAGAAGATGAGCAAATAATAGAGGAGAAATCTCATGCTGCAAAAGAACACACGAGACAAGAAATTGAACAAACGCCTGCGAGCGATCTTGCTGCTGCTTCCGCTTGTGCTGACACTTTACGCCGAGAAAAGCAATCCATCACCGACCGCTTCCGGCTCGAAGTTCAGCATCGACTTAACGAGAAACTACACGGGGCCGGAAGTTCAGGAACTCCTTGATATTGTCGTTGAAGAAGCGGAAAAGAGTATCACGGAAGCGTATAACGCCGGTTATAAACAAGGAGTCCTTGAATACAAACCCGATGTTGCGTATTGGAAAACACAAGCGGAAGGCTTTGAAACACTTTTGAAAGCGGAACGGCGCAAAAAGTGGCTATGGAGTTTAGGCGGGGTAAGTATCGGATTGGCAGGAGGAGTCGGCATCGGAATTGCGCTGCAATTAAGATAGCCTTGGATGGTGCACAAATGGAAATAGTCAAATTTATTCTTGCTTGTATCGGCAGCTTCATAGCCACAACCGGATTTTTCGGCGGGCTTTGGGCAAATCATAAAAAGAAGGTTGAAGCAAAAATAGCCGGTGTGCAAAACTCCGCTGATGCAAAGATTAAAAAGCAGGAAGAGCGTATCGAAAAACTTGAGGATGTCGTGGCGGAGCTTCAAAAGACCGTAAGCGATGGTCTTGGCCAGCGGTTAAGTAATATCGAAGGAGAGATGAAAGGCATGAACAATATTTTAAAGCAGATTCAAGGCTGGTTCATCAATAACACACCGCGGAGATAGCCGACACAAACGATGCTCAGAAAGGAGATTTAAGGCAGATGGAAAATATATTTTTACCGAACCAACGCAGTATCATCTTGCAGGGACTTGAAAAAGACGCAAGCAGGACGCTTTCAAACGAAATGCTCCAGCGGCTTTTAAAAACATACGGACATACGGTCAGTCTCGCTGATGTGAATACGCTTATCAACTGGCTTGAAGTACGCGGCTTTGTTATGGCAGAGCGGCTTTCCGATAAAGGTCTTGTATTAGCACACCTTACCCGCGCAGGGCTGGATGTCGCACTTGGCTATTGCCGAGTAGAGGGCATTGAGCCGCCTTTTATGGATTAAGCGCTTTACGAGAGGGTAAAAAGATGGGACAGAAAAGCGCCGTTGATAAGCTGCCTGAACCGTTACGCAAGCGCCTGATCGAGCTGCTGAACCGACCGGAGGTAACGCAGCTTGAAATAGTAGACGCCATCAATGCGGAAGCAGGAGAGCCGCTGATCTCAAAAAGCTCCTTAAACCGCTATGCACTTAGAATGAAAAAATTTGCCGAAAAGAACCGGCAAGCTCGCGAGGTTGCGGAAGCCTACTTGGAAAAATACGGCAGCGACACGCGGAACAAGCTGGGTAAAGTAGTAAATGAACAAATACGGCTTGTCGCTTTTGACCTTATCTGTGAACTGGAAGAATTAAAGGAAAGCAAGGATGTCGATCCGAAGCTCATGACCGAAGTGATTTTTAAAGTCTCGCGCGGATTGAAGGAATTGGAACACGCTGAAAAGCTCAATGCCGAGCGGGAAGATGCTATCAAAGAACTCATCCTCAAAGAGACGGCAGCAAAGGTTGAAGCGGTTGGGAAGAAAAAAGGTGTAAGTAAAGAGGCAATGGAAACCATTCTTGCCGAAGTGTTTAGGATACAAACATGACCATCTCGGAAGCATTAAGCAAAAACATCTTGCTTGACTACCAAAGCCGCTGGCTCAAAGACACGGCAAAGGTGAAGGTCTGGGAAAAAAGCCGCCGTATCGGAGCTTCGTATGTAGAAGCGCTCTATGCGGTATTACTGGCAGCGCTTTCACGCACTGACGGCGGGATGAACTGTTACTATCTTTCGTATGCAAAAGAGATGACGCAGCAGTTTGTCAATGATGCCGCATTTTGGGCAAAGCTATTAAACATCGCCTGCTCCAATATGGAAGAGACGGTGATCAAAGATGAAGATAAAGACATTACCGTTTACAAAATCCGCTTTGATTCAGGATTTGAGATTTGGGGGCTGCCGTCCGTGCCGCGCTCGCTTCGCTCAAAGCAGGGACATGTCGTTATTGATGAGGCGGCATTCTGCGATGATTTATCGGAACTGCTAAAAGCAGCGTTAGCCCTTTTGATGTGGGGCGGCTCGGTTGCTATTTTGAGTACCCATGACGGGGAAGATAATCCGTTTAATGATTTAGTCAAAGAGATTCACGATGGCAAAAAAGAGTACTCCCTGCACCGCACCACGATTGATGATGCCTTGAGCGACGGCTTATACAAGCGCATTTGTGAAGTCAAAGGAGAGGTATGGAGTGCGGAAAAAGAAGCGGCGTGGCTTGCTTCGCTCATTAAAGATTACGGCGATGGTGCGGATGAAGAATTATATTGTGTGCCGCGTGCAAACGGGACGCAGTATTTCCCGCGTTCCCTCATTGACAGCATCAAAAAAGATGCGCCGGTATTCCGATTTACCGAAAGCGATACCTTCACATTTGAAAGCGAGTGGAAGCGGGAGCGTACCATTCAAAAATGGTTTAAAGAGATAAAGCCGGTTTTACAAGGAACGCGCAATCCGGTTGTTATCGGTGAAGACTTTGCCCGCTCCGGAGACTTAACCGTTATCTGGCTTGATGAAATACTGAAAGAAGGCGTTTCTCAAACGCTCTGCGTAATTGAATTACGCAATATTCCGTTTGCCCAACAATGGCAGCTGATACAGCTTGTCGGAAATACATTGAATAATTTGGAAGGGGCTGCCTTTGACTCACGGGGAAACGGACAAATGATTGCCGAACTTGCCGCGCAGGAATGGCCGGGGTATGTGTATCAAGTGATGCTGTCACGCAAATGGTACGCCGAATATTTTCCTAAATTAAAAAGCGCGTTTGAAGAAAAAACTGCAAGCGTGCCTGATGATCTTTTTATCCGTGATGATTTTACGGTGGTAAAAGTCGTGCAGGGAGTCCCGCTTGTTACGGATCGCACCGGCTCAAGCAGGGTAAGACGGCACGGCGATGCGTGTATCGCAAAAGTAATGGCTCACTATGCAGAGCTGCAAAGCTATGAAGCAGGGTATCAGCCCTACGCGTATGAGCCGGTTAAAACAAGAACGACATTTGGGCTAAAAGGAGTTAATCCATGGGATGGCTGGGACGATTAACCGGCAAAGCCGGAAGCAATAAAGAACGCAAAAACACGCACGGTTTAACCGAACAGCGGGCAACGCCGGTTGACAACTCGAACCGCGACTTATGGTCGGGCGGTTTAGTTGCAGGGCTTACCCCGGAGAAGCTGGCATCCCTTTTAGATACGGTGCGCCGCGGAGACGTTCCGGCGGCGTATTTGGAGATTGCCGGAGAATTGGAAGAGCGCGATGCGCATTACCGCTCAGTGCTTTCAACCCGCAAACACGCCGTTGAAGGACTGGAACTGTATGTGCAAGCAGGAAGCGATGATAAAGAAAGCCTTGCAATCGCCGATGCCGTCAGTGAAGATATTGCACAGCACGCCGATTGTATGGATTTAATTAAAAACACGCTCGACGCTTTAGGCAAAGGCTTTAGCGTCAATGAAATTATCTGGGAGACTTCCGGCTCGCGGTGGAAACCGCAAACCTTTTACTTCCGTGATCCGCGCTGGTTCGCGTACGATAAAGAAACGGGTGTACTATCGCTTCGGGATCCTTACGGTATGGAGCTGCATCCGCTTGAGATGTACAAGTTTATCGTGCATGAGCCGAACCTGCTAAGCGGTAAGCAGATTACCTCCGGTTTGAGCTTTACCGCGCTCTTTTATTGGCTGATTAAAACGTATGACGTAACAAGTTGGGCAGCATTCGCCGATCGATTCGGCTATCCGGTGAGAATCGGCAAATACGGACGTAAGGCAACAAAAGAAGATATTGCAACCTTAAAGCGTGCCGTTGCCGCAATCGGCGCAGATGTCGGAGCGGTGATCCCCGATTCAATGCTCATCGATATTATCGAAAGTAAAACAACAGCGAGCAATGCAACCGTTTATCAAGACATTGCCGAGTGGGTTGATAAGCAGCTTTCAAAGCTGGTGCTCGGACAGACGGCAAGCGCCGAAGGCACTCCGGGCAAGCTCGGAGACAGCCAAGACCAGCAGACTGTTAGACAGGATATCTTAAAAGCGGATGTGCGCCAGCTTGAGCAAACCTTAAACCGCGACCTTGTTATCCCTTATGTCAATTTTAATTTCGGCGAACAGGAACACTATCCGAAACTCCGCATCAAATACGTCGAACCGAAAAACGTACAGCTCATTGTCGATTCCGTTACGAAGCTCGTACCGCTGGGGTTAAAAGTAAAGGCGCAGGAAATGCATACGCTGTTAGGGCTTTCTGCTCCTGAAAAAGATGATGAGATACTAACTGCGCCGAATCCGTATCAAACGGAACTGAATACGCACGGGGCGCTCTCCGGCTCCATTGCACTCAATGCAAGTGATGTTTCTTCCTACGCAAGCGATGATGATGAACTGCCGGAAGAAAACGAGCAAGACTTTATCGCTATTACCGACGATATTGCAGCAGTACTGGAACAAGCAGCGGATAAAGCGACCGATTTTACGAGCTTTGAAGCGGAACTTGAAAAACTGGTAACCGGCTGGGATCCCGCAAAAATAGCCCGCACAATGGCAATCGCATTTTTTAAGGCACGCGCCGAAGGTGATGCCAATTTTGACAAGGAAGATGAATAGTATGGAACTCACTGAAAATATCAACCTATTACGGGGAGATTGTATAGACCTTCTGCCCAAAATCCCTGACAGCAGTATCGATGCTATTATTACCGATCCGCCGTATGGCTATCTGAAAAATCAAAAACTCGATATTCCTTTTAACGAAACGGTCTTTTTTAACGAAGCAAAACGAGTATTGAAACCTTCCGGTTTTATCTTGCTCTTTGGACGGGGGACAGCGTTTTACCGCTGGAACACCATACTTGCCGATTTAGGCTTCGTTTTCAAAGAAGAGATTATCTGGAATAAAGTACAAACTACCAGCCCTCTATTACCTCTTAACCGCATTCATGAAACGGTCAGTATTCATTGTAACGGTAAGGGAAAAATCAACAAGGTGCGCGTTCCTTATCTTGAAATGAAAGGGCATGATATAGGCGCAATAAAAACAGATATTAAGCGGCTGCTGAGTGTTTTTAGTAATAGCAAACACTTAGCAGCAGTGAAGAAATATTTAGAAGAATACGAGAAAACCTGTGTATGGGATAAACAAGCAAAAGCAAAATTTTTCACTTCCCATACAGGAATAATCAACGGCTGTGATAGAGATGTTTCTACAATTGATATGATAGAGCGTGGATTGCGAGAAAAAACGATAATAGATTTTGAGAGAGCAACGGCGTAATATTGCCGCAAAAGTTTTAGACGAGCAAAGGAGCGAAGAATGAGCCTAATCGCAAACATCAAAGAAAACGAAGGCTTTTGCGGTGAAATTTATGAAGACACGAGAGGTTACAAGACTATCGGCTACGGCTTTTTGGTCGCAGCTCTGAGCAAAGACGAGCTCGCCTTAAACGGCGGAAAGATAGAGCCGATGAGCCGCGCGGTCGCCGATCAAATTTTAGAGCTGAAATTAAAAAAGTTAAAGCCTAGGGTATTTGAAGCCTTTGCCTGGCTTCAAGACAAACCGCAAAACG